TGGCACAGATCGTGAGAGACACTGTACCAAACTATAACAAGGGTGCTACGGATCTTGTCCGACTTGGGCGTCGTTTACCTTTGGGTAACTTTATTACCTTCCCCGCTGAGATTTACAGAACAGGGATTAATATTGTAAGGCAGAGTTTAGATGACATGGCGTCAGACATTCCTGCTGTTCAGACTCGTGGTCGTAATCGTATGATAGGTTTCTTGGGAACCACAGTTGCTGCTCCTGTCGGTGCTCTTGAAATGGGCTATGCAATCTCTGGCGTTACGCAAGAGGAGATGGAAGCATACCAACGCTCGTTTGCTGCTCCATGGGAGAAGGGTTCTATCCTCATCCCATTAGGCAAAGAAGACGGCAAGATACAGTATATGAACTTCAGTACCTCTAACCCATATGACGGTCTGTATCGTTTTGCTGTTCGTGCAATGAACGAGTTTGAAGATGCAATCAAAGAGGGTCGTGGCCCTGGATCCACGTTTACAAACTCAGTTGGCGGAGCAGTCAGAGAAATCTTTGAGCCGTTTCTATCAGAAGCGATGTTGACGGAAGCTGTTACAGATGTTGTCTTTCGAGGTGGACGCACTGCTACAGGAGCAGAAATATATAACCCAGAAGACAGTGATGGTCTAAAGGGGTGGAAGATGATCACACACGTTCTGAACACCATGGTGCCAAGTGTGTCTCCTATAGATTTGAACGGAGAACCCGGAAGGTTTATTCGTGGTACGATTGGTAACGTAGCTCCTGGTGTTGTAAATCCAAAAGACAAGCTCGGCAGAGAACGTGAGCTTATGACAGAAGTTATCCGTGCATTTTCTGGAGTAACCCCGCAAGAGTTTGATCCGGCACGAGGACTTGAGTTTGGCGCATATCGTATGAATCAAGCACAGACCAATGCTAGAAGAATATTTAACCAAGTTACAGACGATGCTAATGCTACGGCAAGTTCATTAAAACGTGCATTTCAACGCGCAAACAACGCTAAGTTACGGGTCGATAGACAATACTATCAGATGATAGAAGATTTAAAAACCACTGGTATGACCAACCGTGACATCATGCGTGTTCTTAAAAAGAATAACATTGGTGGTTACAAGAACATTGTACGTGGTGAGTTCCAACCATTCCGAATCTCAAAGAAAAACATTCAAGAAATGCGGGATGCTGGTGTCTACCAACTATATCCTCGTGATGAGATTCGTCAGATACAACAAGAAATGAAAGGAATGTCGCTCAAGCCTGACACAGACTTGTCCGTCTCTCCTCGACCCTCGGTTCCTTCTGGCGAAAACCCTTTCTTACAGGCACCTAAACTTGCTCCAAAACAACCCACAGGAACAAACCCTTTCTTACAGGCACCTGAAAAACAAAGTAGTTTAATACAACAGCCCATGATCATGCCGACCCAAGCTCGTGCACCTGGGCCAGTGGATCCTGCATTGTTAGGTGATAACCCGGTAACCGCTGCGCTTAATGCACAGATTGCGAACCGTCGTGGGTAATATCTGGATCTTCTTCAACAGTCATCGTCACACCGACACCGCCAAATAGTTTAACCATCTCGTCACATAGATGCTCGGCATCGTCCATGATTTCGTCATCACCTGTGTTGGCAGCAAGATTCAATGTCATGCCCACAAGTTCCATGAGATGTTTGACCTGCATTGGATGCATGTCCACAAGACCTACTGTTTTCATCTTTTCTGGTTTCATTCGATTTCTCCCCAATTATCTTTGAGTTCATCGTCTACTTTAGAGGGGACTCTCAAGACATCCGACAACCCATTTTCCATTATGTGCTTGATGTTGTGCGCTTGGTCGTCGCCCTCTACTGAGAAGCATAACTCATCGTGCACCGTAAGCATAGGCAAAAGTCCTTCTTTGTAGCAATCTGCCATAGCTTTTTTAGTTTGATCCGCAGCTGAACCTTGGATCAATTTGTTTAACGCCTTGTAAGTAAACGCTCTTTTCAATGGTTGACCGTATTCTTTCATGGCTTCTTCGTATGGTAGCGGTTTCTTGTATCCAAAGGATCGAGGCTCCCACAAATGGAAGCGACACCGTCTACCCAACAGGGTTCTGATCTGCCCTGTTTTCTCTGCTTGCTTAGACGCTAGTTCTGCAAGATTTTTAACAAAAGGAACTTTCTCTCGGTGTGTCTCCAACAGTTCCCCTGCTTCGTCCGTAGGGATGTCCAGTTGCGCTGCTAGTTTACCTTTGCCCATGCCGTACATGATGCCCAAGTTTACCACTTTGGCTTCCGTGCGGCTTATTCCTGCAATATCAGCTACCATCTGGTGCAGATCCACGTCACCTGTGTGATACTCTTCAACAATCTTATCGACAATCGGGTGCTTGTACTCACCCTTCAAGCTTGCTGCGAAGTGCACCAGTAACCTTGGCTCTTGGCTTGAGTAGTCAAACGACCCCCACTTGCACCCTTGCTCTGGGATAAACAAGCCACGGATTAGTTTCTTGATCTCTTTATCTCGTGCCGGAATCTGCTGAAGGTTGGGGTTTGAACTAGAAAACCTACCTGTTACAGTGCCCCCGTCATCAGAACGCAACTGATGGAACTCGCAGTTGATCCGACCATTGTGCGAATGTTTTATGATTGTGTCGATGAACGTACTATCCGCCTTGTCAAATTCACGTAGCTTGACGATCATTTGTGCAATCGGGTGGGCATGTGCATTGAGATACTGTTTGGTGAATGACGGTGCCCCTGCTTCAGTCTTAGGGTACTTCAGTCCTAGCTCCTCAAACACCGCAGCTACAGACGCAGCCGCCCATGGTTCTATCTTGATCTTTGTCTGTCGGTGGATCTCTTCCCTCAGTTCTTTGCCCTTGGCTTTGAGTAAAGTCTTGGCTTGATCTGCCTTATCCAGATCCACACGTACACCTAGCTGACGCATGTCACACATCATAGGTATCAGGCTAGTTTCCAAATTCCAGATATTCCACAGGTCTTGCTTTTCCAATTCTATCTTCAGCCGCTCCCACAAACGCAGGGTCATGCCTGCATCCTGTTCAGCGTACCGTCCGACAAACTCAGGAGGCAACTTGTACATCTCAGCTTTGGGATCAAAGCCCCACTCCGCTGCGGCTACACGTAAGAGTTTCTCATCCTTGCGTTCATCGAGGTAGTCTCTGCCAAGATTGTTGAGGCTGTAAGACCAACGGTTCTCGTCCACCACCGCACCAGTAATCATGGTATCGATAATCCGACCCTGTACTTCTACACCCTCGGCACGTAGCCAACCCAGATCATACGTGGCGTTGTGCATGATCTTGTCTATGTTTGGTGTTGCCATCTGTTTCTTGAGCCACTTGAGCGCGATCCTCGCATCCATGTTGTGACCGTTCTCATGACGAATAGGAAAGTATCCTTCCCAGTCTCCGGCGGCTACGGCTATGCCTACGATGTAACCATCCTTGCGCACCCATCCAGGGCCAAGCGTAGTCAGGTTCGGGTCACATGTCTCAAGGTCAATGGCGATCTGCTTGTACCCTGTCAGGTCTGGAAACTCTGATGGAATATTCCATGTCAGTTCCTTGCCTTGGTTCATCTGCTTGGCAATGATGTAGTCTTTTTCAAACATCTCAGTTTGTTTCATTGTCAAACTCCGCACCCAGTGCACTGTATCCACACTTGTCGATCCACGAATCCTTGTGGTCGATAGTCTCCAACAGACGGCAAGTCTTTACCCAGTCCATCATCAACGCAACATGCTTGGCTGTGATTTTGCCATGGGTGTTCAGCGCATCAGTGACTATAACATTCCATCCCGTGGCTATCCTATCGAAGTTATCTTTCGCATCACCATAGTCCTTGGCTCTGCTACCATTGATCAGCTTCTTGGCTGTATCTAAATATTCATCTCTTTTCATATGTCATACCTGTATGATTTGTCGGACTCTATGAGATATAGATTTTCTTTTGCTCTTGTTATTGCCACATAGAATATCCGATGTTCGTCTTCAGGGTGTTTGCTCTCCACACAGTTTCTTGTGGAACCCAAATACACCGCTACGTTTGTATCCTCTCCTCCTTTCATGGCGTGGATCGTGGATAGTTTGATCCTTGGTTGCTGATAAATACTTTCTCCGCGCCGTTGTATGGAGCGAATATAAATCTTTTCCTGCTCAGATAGCTTAACGATATCCAACTCGGACGTAGTAATCGGGGCCAGTAGTCCGAACTCTTTGACCAGTGTATCATATGTAAGTAGTTCTTCGCTACCTGCTGCTTCAAGTAGTTTCATAGAACCACGCTTGACAACCGCATCCTTACCCGTCTTGGGCACGACTTCGTACATCTGCTTGACCCGTCCGACATACACACCCTTACCCGTGGTGATATCTTTCCACACAGACATGGCGTTAAGTTTCTTTTCCGAGATCGACCATCTCCCTTTCCGACTATAGAAGTAACCTGATTCCTCAAGGTGCTCGGCTATATCGTTCACAAAGCTATTGGTTCGAGCCATGATAGTCCACGACCCACCGTCCAATGGCAACTGCCACAGGCTACCCACCGTCGTGACTCTACCTTCTTCTTGCTTCGGAAAGAACTCTTTCTCCAGTCTACCTGGTATCTTCCTAGAGATACGCATAGAAAGCTCCAGATGC